CATCAACCTAATTAGGCTGTCATTGCGATTGCAACAGCAGCTTCATCACGCAACTCAGCCACGCCATACAGCATATCTGAGGTGAACAATGTACCCAAGTACTCTTGCTTGTACTGAGTCTGTGAGCGAACGCCCATTTGCTCAGCCAACACAAAAGCGTCTTTGTGGAACATCATACCGATACGAGCGTCACCAGTGGCGGTCTCGCAGTTGGTAGAGACATAAACCTTCACGCCGTAGACGTTACCGATTTCGCCGTTGCGGATAGTGTTACCACCACCAACTTCACCAACAAAAGCCTGCTCAGTGAAACGAGCCAAGCCCATCATCACGTTGCGAGCGACAGGAGGCAACACCAACACGCGCCCGTCCATAGGAACGTCTGCATCGTCCAAAGTCTGAATAACTTTGCGGATACCAGCGTCAGTGATAGCGGCTTCGTTACCACCAGTGTACAGGGTAGAACCGTCAGAAGCGATAACAGCCTTGTTGTAAGCAATAGTACCGTTGCCGCCTTGAGCGTTACGACCCAATTGCAACAAGTCGGTGTCAACTTGCTTAGCCAAAGCGTAGCCAGCGTCACCAGTGTAGAACTTACGCAGTGATGCCAAAGCCTGAACTTCGGTGATGTCTTCAATCAAGCGGCTATATTCATAGTGCTTGTTAACCAACACTTGAACTTCTGACTCAGTGGCAGCTTGCAACGTAACTTGGTTAGAAGCAGCTTTCAAAGAAGCAGCGCCACGGGTGGGCTTAGGGATGTGCAATGTGTCGCCCTTTTTGCCCTTGAAGGACATCTTAGAGACGAGGTTTGCCATAACGAGGTTTTGTTTGTAGGCTGCGATGATTTCGTCAGACCACAACTCTGGGATAAACGTTGCACCAGTTGTATTGGTAACGTGATTAGTTCCGAGTGCCATTATAAATTACCTTTCAAAATGATTATTTAACACGACCCTCCGCATAGGCTTGCATAATTTCTGGTGCAAGCTGTTCATAGCGGTCAGGGTTTGTACGCATGAGTTCGATGATGTCGGCTCTGCGATACACCTTTTTACTTGCAGTTTCTCCGCTTCCTTTGGTAGCACCAGTGGACGCGCTTTTAACTGCTTGCTTACGCTGAATCTTTTCGACTGCTTCAGTCTGATTTACTACCTGCTTTCGTTCTTTCCAAGTAGTTAATAGCTCATTGGCTGCGTCAAAATCGAAACTGCGGTCAGCTCGACTAAATAACTCTTGCCTTACTTTGCTCTTCTGAATCCACTCAGCGAAGTTACTGTCTTGGACAATTTCGTTGAAGTCAGGATGAGCAGTTTTCAGATTGGCTAACGCTTCTGCCTTCTTTAGGTTAGTGCTAAGCTCTTCAGCTTGTTTAACCTTTGGGTGGCGTTCGATAGCCCTTGCAATAGCTTTGTCGGGGTCGGCAAAAAAGTCTACCTCATCCTCGACAACTGGGGCTTGTTCTTGTTTTGAGACGGTTTGGGCTTTTACAAAGTCATCTACAATACGTCGAAGTTCACCGACTTCACTCCCTTGCTTGCCGATTGCGCGTTCGGCTTCTTGGTGCATACGAACAATATCTTTTATTGATTTGCCCTTATACTTATCAGGAATGTCATCTTCTTGTTCTTCTTGTACAGGCTCCTCTTCAGGGGTTTCCTGTTCTGCATCACCCTCGTCGACAGGTGAAAACTCTTCTTCGTCTTGCGGCTCTCCGAAGCCTTCGTCAATAAATGTTGCCATTAAACTCTCCGTGCTAATAAGCATTGTGGAATATAATTATGTGCTTATGCTTAGGTTAATCCTGAGCGGCACTCTTTCTTTCCTGCGCCATCTTCTCGTTTCGCTTGCGTTCCCATTGCATCGCTGCCCCGGGAAAGTCTCCGGTCACGCCCTCAAGTTTGACCATCGGCTTGCTAACAATACGAATAGCAGGTTGACCACACACCTTACAATTGGTTGTTCTTACTTCAGAATCAATGTAATTTTCTGTGAGGTGGTCATCTCCGCAGATAAACTCATAGATACGTTTAGGCATCCTGTAAATCCCTTTCAAAATCTTCATAACTATCTTTTATGGTAGATTCGTAGGAAAGGATGCGGTTAATCGCTTCTATTTGTCCTCTACGAAACCAGAATTGTTTTTCGTCAGGGATGGTTGTAATATCATCGAGTATTTCCTTATTGTCTGAAATGTCTTCAATGAATTGCTTCCACCCATCACGGGTAAACAAGTCTAGTAAATTTTCGTAATATCTTTGTAACTCTTTATCCATCTCTTTATCCTTTCATTAATTGGAGAGATGTTGTA